GAAGCCCGAGAAAAAGAAGAAGTTCATCTCAACTCATGCAGCTAAACTCAGAAAACTAGGAATAAGGCCTGAGCGATGCGTAACAATAAAGATGTCTTCCGACATGACCACTTGGTGCCAAAGCTTCTTGATGAAAATGTTTGGGCTAATGTACTTCGTGCTTCTCCCTCGACCGCTGATGAACTTCGTTTGCAACTGTTTGAATCTGATGTCGTCCAAGATTATTGAAATCCCTGTTTTTGTGGCTTTCAACTTCTTGCATTCGAAGGAAACAAACTCAGACCCTGTTATGGAAAGAATGAAAGGGGATTTCAACTCTGAGAACCCAAAATATTTCAGGTCAACTAGAAATCCTTGCATGAGAGTCATGGGAAACATGCTCCAAGGGATCCTGCATTACACCAGCAGCATTTACCATGTTTGCTTGTTGTTAGTCTTCGAAAAGATAATAAAAGAAAAACTGGAGAAAGTGATGGGAATATATTCGGTAATTTCTTTTCAAATTTCTTCTGACGATGAGGGCATTCTGATTTCGATGTATAGGGAAGAGGAAAAGGGCAGAATCTCGACAGCTTCTACGAACACAGCGGTGGATCTTGCAGTGTTCCAAAAGAACACAGTGGACTCATGGTTTGGTGTTAGAACTTCCTGGTCAAAATCAACTGTTGCCATATCAAACTTGTACGAATTTAATTCCAATTTCTCGTACGGGAACACTTGCATCTCTCCAATCTCTAAATTTGTCGCGACTGCAAACTACGACGGGCCCCTGGATTCTCTTCACAAACGTGTTTCTTCATTCTTAAGCCAACTGAGGGTCATAAGAGAGAACGGAGGGAGTGGCGCTCTTTGCTCCTTGGTGTCAGCAACGCAAGTGATCTCGATGAAAAATGCAATAGGAATTAGGAGCATGCCTTGGTGGACTGATTTTTCAGAGAACGCTTTTTACAAAGGCGGTATTAGTATTTTTGGAAGCTTGAAGGTTTTCTCCCCTATCACAGCAGGATTTGTAGACACCAG